TATATTCCGTGGAGCTGGTAATCTCTAGGCTTGTACGAAGTAATAGACTTGATCCAGTCAACAACCCCATCAGGAGAAATATCAGGATTTTCTTCGTAAGGGAGTCCATAGAACTTATTGTCTTGGAATTCATAGGAGTAGCCATACTGTTCACAGAATGCGATAACACGATCTAGAAGCCCGACGTAAATAAGTTTCGTCTGAGGGGAGAATAAGTTAATAACTCCATCCCAGTGTCTTTTCCTGTAAGAAGGATGAAACTTAGCTCCGGGTACTTCAAAGGAGAATGCGTCTCTCAACTCATACTGAACATGGGGTTCACACTCAATATGAAGATAAACTTCATTCTTCTTGCTGATAACTAGGTCAGCAGTCATAATAAAAAACCCACCTATAGTATATAGGTAGGTTCCGTAGGTTACATATTGTGAAAGGTGTGCTCTAAAACCATTGACCTAAAAGCATCTCTTAGTTGGTAGAGCCTCTCTTGTTCTTCAGGTGGACCGCCAGACCATCGCTCAATTCCCTTTTCTATGGAATAGAGCATTAGTCTTACATCCTCAATAGGCATGTCCATTGAAAATATGATGTCATCCATTACATACCCATTCCTGCCTGGAAGCGTAGAAAGTCAATAGCACTCTTAACTTGATATCCTCTATTGTGTAGCATCCTTAGGATATCCTCTAGGTATTCAAGCATAACATCGTAGTAGTCAAGCTTGAGTTTTGCCTTGGCTAACTTATCGTCAGCATTGAGATGCATAGTCATAGACTCTTTATCTCGGACCTTATATGGAAAAGGTTCTTCCACATACACTTCAGCGGGTGCTTTACCACTGTAGTAGTTGTACCTCTCTAGTCTTAGCTTAGCTAGTGAGTCTACAGACTTAGCTTTTAGTAGCTTGATAGTCGTGTAGAGGGTGTAGTACTTCTGGTGAAGCTGTGGAATTTTGATGGACTCATCATGTAGGTTGTCCATGTCCATGCGAGAGTCAGACTCCCACATTTCCTGGATTTTTTCTAAGTTCATTGAAGTGCTTGGTCAACGTAATCAGGGGTTAGCCTCTGACCTTTCGCATCTAGAATCTGATAGTGTAGATAGCTGAACGTTGCGCTTACTGTGAAGTAGTTGATGTCAGTATCTGTGGCAGTAAACTCCAGTGGTGAAAGGTTCGTAGGATAGATGTCAAGGAACTTGACTTTAGCAATCTCGTTGTAGTTGCTGTTTAGAATCCCTAGTGTAGCATCACTGTACTGCATTTTCAAGTCTCTTTGACCAGTTGCATTAGTGGTGAACTCTGAGAACTCCTTACATGTCTCAGGGAAACCTAGACCAGTAATCCAGTTGTGGACTAGTGAGTAGTTGAGCATATCCTCGTCAACTAGAAACTCAATAGCCAGTTCACCGTACTCAACACGGTCACCTGGGTGCATAATGGACTTGAGATAGGTAGACTGCTCAGCCTGCCCCAAAGTAACAGGGGGTAGTGTGGCTTTATTGCTGAAGAACGATACCTTAGGGAAACGTGCAATAGCAAAGGTGAACCCAATAGGGCTCATGTAGTTCCTATTATCAAGCTGCTTATAATAAATGTTGGTCTGAGGAGTACTCATGATTCAGGGGCAATAGATGGTACAACTTGGTTGCGAGTTCTATTCTTGATAACGAGGAAAGCATCTTTCTGGTGAGATACTGTACCGTATGGCTTTGCCCATTTTGGGTTAGCACCTTCAGCTTGGTGAATACCACTTACGGCTGTACCACCAATCTCGATACGAATGTCGTCAGTCTCTTCCCAACCTAGTTCGGCTATCAACTCATTGATACGCTCAATATTAATCATAATAAAAGTAAGTCGTATTATATTTAGACACAAAAAAGGGGAGCAAACAACTGGCTCCCCCTCTTCTGTTCAATTGTAATGTCGGCTTCCCAAGCAGAACTATTTATCAGAAACGATAAATGGCTCCTACCTTGGTACCGTACTCATTGAGGTTGCCAGTTAGCATCTCAACTTCACCGTAGACAGCTACTTCTTCGGTTAGGGCTACTTCACCACCTACCTCAACGGCTAGACGGGTATCAGCACTTCCACCATCTTCAATAAGGACAGTGGGACCAACTTCAATATAGACTTCGGCAGAGTCACCAACTTCAGCGTCGTAGCCTAGGCGGGTGATGACGGCAGAACCATCATACTCACTGCCAGTCCAGCCGGACTCGATTTCGGTGTAAACATAAGGACCAGCCATTGCGGGTGCGGCTAGTAGGGGGGCGGCAACAGCGGTTACCAAAACTTGATTAAACATAATGTGTTTCATATTACGGGTTTATTATAGCACCAGCTAGGTGCTCGGTTTATTTATCTTCATAAAAAAAGAGCCCCCCGAAGGGGACTCTCTTTAAGGCAACTAATGTTCTCGTCGATAGAGCGGGACAAGCCCGCATATATCACATTAGGTTTTTGACAGCTACGCGACGGTAGTAGACGTTGCTGTTGGTCTTGAGGCGACCTAGACCTTGCTCAGCGCCTTCAGCGAATGGGTTGGCAACTAGACCGTAGCGGGTCTTGAAGCCGATGCGAGGCTGGAAGCTGTCCTGACCAACGGCACGGACCATCTGGAGAGGAACGTAAGGGCAGTAGAAGAGACCAGCGTCATAAGGTGAAGAACCTTTGTAGCCAGCAACATAATACTGGGTGTTGGAGGTGTTGGCAGAATAAGGATCGATGTAGACCTTGTACTTACCTTGTAGGGTACCTGCGAAGAGGTTACCGGTGTCGTCAACGTTGAGGTTGGCGTTTAGAGCAGGGGTGTAGTCTAGTACACCAGCCATGGTTAGAGCGGAAGCAACGTCTGCGGAGCAGATGATGATGTTGCCCTTCCCTCTACGAGTTTGCTGTGCAATGGCGTTGGCATCACGCTCGATCTGGAAGATAAGTCCTTTGAACTTCTCAACAGACCAACGACCGTTGGAGTCAACGTCAAGGTCAAATACGCCAGGGGTGGCTACGTTGTTCTGAGCACCAGCGACAGCAGTCTTGTATACGGTACGAAGAACTTCGCGGTTGATTTCAGCTAGGATCTCAGAGGAGAGAATGTTAGCTAGCTCAGCTTCAGCATTTAGACCATGGATAGCCTTGAGGTCTTGGGCTAGTTCCATGCTGTACTGAGCCTTGAGGGCACGGCTCTTAGCGGTTACGGTGACCTTCTCGATGGAGAAGCCCATCTCGCGGAAAGCAGGACCACCTTCGGTGCCGAGGATTTCAGCTTCGTCGGTACCCATGCCTTGACCAACGTTGTAGGCGGTAGAACCGAGACCTACGGGGTTGAGGATGGAGGGGTTGTCGCCACGCTGACCGGGGTTGCCGGTTGTGCCTAGACCAACGCTGAGGCTCTCAGAACCTTCAACGTATAGACGGTCGCCAGACTGAGGACCACCAGAGTAAGCAGAGTCAACTTCGTTGTAGAAGGTCTCGCGGTTGGAGGGATCCTGACCTTCGTAGCGGCTGCGCATTGCGAAGATGAGTCCGGTAGGACCGTTCATGGGCTGAACGCCACAGATGTCGTATGCCATTAGGTTAGGCATGGAACGACGGATGAGGCTGATTAGAACGGGGTCGAAACCAGCTACGCCACCTTCAGCAGCAGAAGCACCAGAGAAGCCAGCGCCATCAGGGCTCTGGGGAGCGGTGTTGCTCTGGGTGTACATAGGGGTCTCAGAGAGGAATGCACGCTCTTCAGATAGTGCTACTTCCTGGTTCTCTAGGAGCTGAGCGGTGACTGCACGCTTGTGTGCGTCCTGGATGCCGCCTTCGTGGTCTAGAATAGGAGACCACTTCTCCATTAGTTGTTCGGCGTTTGCGTTGTTGTACATTTTTTGTTAAACCTTTGTTGAAAAATGGTGTGTTTGATTCAATAATCAAAAATTCACTTCTTAGAAACTCTGTCGAGAGTTTGTAGATATGCCATCATAGAACCAGAAACTTCACGCTTCGCTTCAGATGATGTACCAACCTCTTCGGTTAGATCCTCGACACTGTTTCTTGTCGAGACTGTGCCAGCGCCACGGGAGAAATAGCTCTCCTTGAGGCTCTCTAGCTTCTCGCGATAACCTTCTTCACTATCAAACTCAACATTCTCAGCAAGGCTGGCGAGTTTCTCACGCTGTGTTACAGCTAGACCTTCAGATACTTCAGCAACGATAGACTCGGAGACTGAAACAGCTAGGCGGCTGTTAAGTGCAACATTGCGCTCGATTTGCTCGTTGAGTTGTGATTCCATTTCATCAAGTTTCTCAACCATGGACTCAACAACATCATACTTCTCATCAGGGATGGAAACATAATGGTCGCTAAAGAGTGTCTGCATTCCTTGTAGGAAGGACTCAGTCATCTCAGTGCGTAGTCCATGCTCGACGGCGATGGCGTTCTCAGCCATCCACTCGTCGGCTACGTACTCTAGGTAAGCATCAACACGCTCACTTAGGCTGGCACGAACAGCAGTTAGCTCTTCAGCTAGCTTCTCTTCATATGCAGCTTGTAGCTCTTCTTTGACGATAGCAACCTTATTACGGATTGCGGCTTCAAAAATGACGCGAGCTTTGCTCTGGAACTCTTCAGAGAGTTCTTCGCCACTTAGAAGAGCAGTAACGTCTTCTTCGATGTCGATCTCAGCAATAGAAATTTCCTCTTCGGAAACTTCCTCTTCGGCTACGACCTCACCCTCTACCTCAGCCTCTTCCTTCTTGGTTGAAGAACCAGGAACGACGGAGGAGGGAACAGACTCAGCCTTTGAGCCAGCACTGCGGCTATCGGTGGTACCTTCGCCAGCGGGGATGTCAGACTTGTCTGCCATCTTCTGCATGGGGTCAGCACCCTTAGCGCCTTTGTTTACTACATCCTTAACTTGCTTAAGGGGAGCAGCGGCGTCCTTTAGCTTTGCAGGACCTTCGGGCTCATTGGTGTAGTTCTCGGGGGTAGGACCGCCGAGATCTTCGATTGATTGTCCGGGCACTACACTGGTGGGGACCATAGTTTCCATTGGGTCCGCAGCTTTAGCACCTTTCGTTACTACGTTTTCCATGTCTTGTAAAAATAGTTGCTACCGACGAGTTAGTTGAATTTATTTATAAGATAAATCTACAGTTATTTATAGATTTTATAGGTTTGAGAGAAACTGCTGGAAAAGTTCAACTTTCTTTTCCTGCAATTGCCTTGTCTCTACTAGGTTATTTATAGTAGAACGAGTGTCTTCGATTTCTTGTTCACGGAGGATACCGTTAACGTAAACCCACTCTTTTCCTTCCATAATGCCTTGTACAAAGGCATCAGGAGCGCTTGGGTCGGCAACGATATCGGCAGCCGTGGCGAGCATAAAGTCCTCGCCTACGAGCTTATATCCCTGACGGGTTTCTGTTAATGAACCTACACCACGGGAGGAAACGCCAAGAGTGACGCCCTCATCAATAAGGTTCTTTGCAATACGTCCCATAGGAGTATCGAGAATCTTAGCCTTACCGATGAAGTTATTACCTTCTTGGGTAAGAGATACGATCTTGTGTGATACACGGTCTAGGTTTACAGTTGGACCATCGGGGTGTCCTAGTTCACCTAGAGCACGACCGTTGGCAATGTATTGCTCGGTATAGCGACCAACTTCACGCGCAAGAGTGTCGGTCTTGTAGACGCGACCATTGCGGTTCTTTTGGTTGCCCTGTAGGAATACACCCTCGATGAACATAGACTTTTTGCCGCCTACTTCTTCGACGATG